ATGTCTGGCATATGTCCTCAAGTATCTTATGGAAAATGGTGTGCTTGGTCAGATCGAATGCAGCTTACAAATATTACGATGCCTGGCATCTACGCAATTATTAGAACGCTAGATGACTACTCTGGTAAGGATTTTTGCTGGACCGATCCTGTTAGTTATATTGGTATGAGTGTTTCAAAAGGTGGATTAGCTAGAAGGCTATATCAATTTCAAAGATCTGTAACAGGTAACACAGGTCACAGTGGTGGTAATAGAATTAAAAAAGATTTCAATGAATCTAATATTGGTTTCTACAATTTAGAGAACCAACAGTGGAGTGATGGCCATAAATTATTTGTCTGCATTCAACCAGTAATAATAAATGCTGATGATGAATTCCCTCAACAACTAATAAAAAAAGGGCATGTTACTAATTTAGAATATCTCGCTCTATCAAGATTTGCTGAACTAAATAAAAATGAGTTACCAAAATACAATAAAGCTAACTCTCAAAATTATTATTAGTGCGTTACCATGCGGACATAGCTTCAAATCCTATGATGCATGATACTTACTGATGATAAAAAATTTTCAGTTTGTAGCTTCACAGTTTTCTTTTAAACGACTAACGCCTATCTAACGAATCAGCACTTTGATAACTGAGTCTCAAAATCCCCCCAATTACATAACTAAAATTCAGTAATCTGCTTCATTTATCATAGATATACATTCATATCGCTAATATAATGGATTATAAGGTTTTTTAGTATTCACATGATTTATGTTACTGAGGCTCATAATGCAACAACGTAAAAAGACCGTTCCGATTTTAATTGCACTTATCGTCATACTCGCAATTACTGCTATCGTGTTTAATCGCATGTATATGAAATACAGGCATGAAAACAAAGTATTGCAAAGTACCATCGGTACCGAGACCCTTATCAATAATGGTTTATCATATGAAAAAACCGGTATTGATAAGACTGTCAAAGCACTATATGAAAATACAGCAAAGGATTGTGGTGCAAACTCACCAGCCTATGAATGTTCAGGTTTAGTTACCCATGGTCTAAGATTGCAAGAACAACAATCGCCATGGTCACACCGACCAATTGATGAAAATAATAGTGTCGCATTCTCTTTTTTACGCAAAGATCATAAATTTTCATCTTCTGCCGACTACGGCAGTGGGTTTATTTTCTTCCCATTAAAATCAGTCCCGCAAGGTAAAGATAGCTATACCGTTCTTTGTGCATACCCAGCGGATGGTTCAACGGACGCTAAAAAAACAAATAACTTTGGTTGTGGGCCTTTAGTTGATGAGACTATCCCAGATTTCTATTCAAAAGAAATATTAGCCAAAGTGAAAGAAAATGGCATCGAAAAGAATTCTGGAAACTGCCTTGATTACAATTTAGATACAGCTCAAAAATGGTTTGATTTCCATATTAAAAATCATTATTTCCAAGATAAATCTATCATTATGAATATGTTCTCTTGCTCATACCCGATGGCTGGGAATGAGAAAAGTGCAGAATCATTCAGTGTAGTTACTGATATTAGAAAGCTACTTGATGAAAAAGAAGAATATAAGCCAACTAACTGGAACAATGAATTGCTTATTACTGCATGGAATAGCAGTAAACCAGAAACACTTCCTATTATGGCTATATTCTATACCATTGGGGAAACTACAACTTTAAATAATGCTTTATTATACCAACGTAGTTTCTTTGATAAAACAGGCGAAATTATTCCTATCGTTGGTATCAAATTCCCTGCAGATAAAAATGATGAAGCTGAGTTTGTCGAATTTGTTAACAAAGTTGATACAAAATAGCTTAGATAAAATAAGCGTGCATTTGCACGCTTATGGCCTTATCTCAACTCTGACCAAATACTGAGCCCACTATTCGCGACGCCACTTGAATAATTAAATTTATATCTTGCACCTGAAGGTACAATGATTGTTGTCTGAGGCTTAGAATTCCCTCCATATCCCACAGATCTTGCAACTAATACATCGTTCACGTATGCATCTAACCCCACATAAGTATCACGAGCACCATTTGTTGATACAGAAACAAAAATAGGTTTGCCCGTAGCATTAGTGTAGTTGGTACCAATTACACGTGAAGCCGTTACATTTTGCCATGTTTGCCCATAACCAAGCCCACTACCTGCGGCAAGCTTGCTGTCAATCTCCGTTTTTGTGTAAGTCCCTACATCTGCCGCGTTCAATGATACATCAGCACTCAAGACTTTGTTGTTGACTTTACGAGTATTAGGTACTCGATTATTAGCGTTATTATTCGCATTTGTCGCCGCAGTATTTGCAGCATTCGCTGTATTTTGTGCGTTAGTCCCTGCTGCTTTGGCGTCTGCAATCCTAGTGTCGGATTCTGCTTTTGTATAAGCCCCTACATCTCCCGCAGTTAATGAAATATCAACATTTAACTGTTTACCATTCACTTTGCGCATATTTGGCACACGACTATTGGCATTGCTATTCGCCGTATCAAATTTAGAGTTTACCGTGCCATTGGTTGCATAATCCCCCGATGGTTGATAACTGCCTTTTGGCTGATATTGTGTATCCCCTTCCGCTTTGGTGTAACTTTCACCTTTAAGCGCATAATTACCCGCCGGGGCATAATTGCCCTTAGGTTGATAGTTGGTGTCTGACTCGGCTTTCGAATAGCTATAACCTGCCGCTTGATAACTGCCTTTGGGTTGATACCTCCCATCAGACTCTGCCTTCGTATAGGCATCCCCTTTTAAGGCATAATCCCCTGATGGCTGATAACTTCCCTTAGCTTGGTACCGTGTATCCCCTTCGGCTTTCGTGTAGCTTTCACCTTTGAGCGCGTAATTCCCTGCTGGGGCATAGTTGCCTTTGGGTTGGTAATTGGTGTCAGACTCCGCTTTAGAATAGCTGTAACCTGCAGGCTGATAGTTGCCTAATGGCTGGAAACGCTTGTCAGACTCCGTTTTGGTATAAACATTGATATCACCGGCACTTAAATCGGCTTTCAATTCTTGCCATGCTGCGCCGGCTACTGGCTCAACATTGTTATTTTCAATCTTCGACTGCCACGTCTTATTTTTATGATAAATAATCGCGCGGATTGGGTATGGCTTGCCTTCTGCTGCCCATTTAGGAAAACCAAAGCTTTGCAACTCGCCTATCGCTTCCGTGATATCGTGAAACATGCCATTCATTTTTTCGCGTTCGATATCTTTGGCCGCAGGATCAGTTTGTTGGTCACGCTCATAATCGTAACTATAGCCTTGCGTGTAAGAAACCGCGCCATCAGCTTGCACATCATCGGGAATAGGGGTTCTATCCCCTTGTGTTGCAAAGGGGATTTTAAAGATTTTTGTCATGAGTTTTAGGCTCCGAAATTACTGCTAAGGAAGTTTTTGCGATGTTGGCCGTGACCAAAGGCTTTTTTCGTCACGATACGATATTTAACCCCTACCCCTGATGGGCGAGACATAAGGTCGAAGTTTTCAAGAAGTACCCGTAATCGTTCGTCCGGGTTGAAATTAAACACGTAATACAGATAGGTCATATCAAGCGGGTCAAGTACAAACACTTTACTGTCTGCTTGCCAAAAGAAGCGTTTAAGAAATTCGTTAATATTGGTGACCGTTGGGCTTTGCGTAAGGTTAAAATAGCGCATACGCACGATGAGACGTTTTTGGTCGACCGTCAGCGATAGGGTGTAATCGGCATTACGCCGAAAGTTGCCTTTGAAATTGGTATTCTTTTTACCAAAACCAAAGCCGATTTTTGTTTTATCGCTAGGCGGGACATCAATCCCCAACGGCACATCGAGTATGCGCGCCCAAATATTTAGCCCAAACTCGTTCGCAGTATCGATATTAAATACATCACGGTACCAATCACGCCAAAACTGGATAGTGGATTGTTCAAAATAGTCTGCTTTGTATTTAGCTAACGCCTTGAGGTTTGCCGCATCTTCATATTGCCAAAGGATCGCCTTTAATAAATCAGAATGAAAATCAAATGATTGGATTTTGCTCATACCAGTACCACCTGTACCGCACTGCGTTTGAGCCTTGCCACCTCATTCATTTTGATTTCATAGTTATTTGATGACCAGGCTTTGTCATCGGTTGAAAGCTCGACACGTGTAATAAATAAACGAGGCTCAACAGCATTGATACCGGCTGATATTTCGAAAGGTGATACATCACACCCCACCACTAAACCGCCCTCACCATCGATATCCCCATTTGCCCATGACTCAACCGCGGCGGGAATAATGGTTTGTGCATCGATGGTGGCTTTTTTTACTGTCACGCGGCAGAACAACACAATTTCTTTCGCCCTATCAAATTTAACGGGGTAGGTTTGCCCGCTGATAGTTTCTAATACCTCAACTTCTTCACTGCCATTAAAGGCAGCTCCAAGCGTTTTAGTACGTAGTAACGAACGAGCAATCGCCTCTTTATCACCCCCTTCAACACATACATAAATGCTATGAGGGACTAACGTGATCCCATCGAAAACCATCGGTTGGTCAGTATAGTTTTCTCGATACGCTAACGAACGCACACCCTCAAGTTCATATAATGCAGAGGTGATCGCCTCCCCCACACTCACGGTGTTTTTAGCTAACGTCTGCTTACGTCGCCGCCTTGCTTGTAAGTCTGATTCTGCATCACGCCCCAATACCGCATTACTCGGATTATGGACGGTTTCCCAGCCTAATACTGAACTGGCCACTTTATTAAGTTGCCCCACACCACATTCAATTGCACCGGTTTCAATGGATCGCATATCCCCCGTCACTGAACCACCTTTACCAATAATTAAGGTCTTCGTGGTTTCGAATAAGTCACCATTCAGCGTGGCGGCTTGCGACCCTTTCGGAATAATGGTGTCGGCAATACCGGTGAATCTCACCTGAGATAAAAAGGAGTGAGTTGCATCAAAACGTTGCCCACCCATTAAGGCCCATATCGCATCAAGGAAAATGCCACCGGCTAAATCAGGGTTAATTTGATTGGCCAGTTCCGCATTGTTACGCACAACGGCGTCCCGATTTTCGACCTCCATGGTGATCAATGCGCCTTGCGGGGTTTCTGGGTTAACATCCAGTTGTTGACCAAACACGCTTCTAAATTCGTTTTCGACATCATCACGTAAGGTGCTGGTATCCGGCACAATCACACCCTGTGAAGTGAGATATTGATAATCAGCCATTGAGCGTTATCTCCCCGTAAATGGTTTGGATCACCGCGGTATAGTTCAGCGAGTTATCCGCGATTAATGCCGAAAATGACACCACCGATATCACATCATCCAGCTCACGTAGCCGGTCACGGAATGCCGCTTCAAACAACGGAATATCCGCCTGTCGTTCAAAGGTGGTTTTCCAGTAGGGAATCCCCATATCGAGCTTATGCAACATTTCACCGCGTATCGCTTTGACGTAATGTTCACAGCGATTTTTCGATGCCCATTCACCACTCACGAGGGCTAAATTGCCACTGTTACCCAAATGGATATCGTTATTGTCGTTTACATCAAAAGTCATCATATGGGTATTCCCCTGGTATGATACTGTGATCACAGCCTACTAATATGTTGATACTCATTTTGTTTATCCTGATATTTTTGCTAACTTACAACACTTAATAAAAGAAAAATGGATTACTCATGAAACCGAACTACGACATGATTAAAGAATTACTTGGCGTTTTTCTGGAAAGCGACAGAACGTTTTTAACGATTGATGACGTTATCGCCTGCACTGATTCAGGTATCATTGATGAGGAGTTCCTATTCCATTTTCTTTTAATTGTCGAAAATGGTCTTATCAGTAATAAAAATCTAATATGCAATAATCCCTCAGATGTTGGGCTTTCCTTTGGATTAAATGGTGATGTAATAAAATACTCAGTTCCAATCCGACTCACTCAAAGCGGTATTGATTTCGCCAATGCACTTAACCAAAAACCTGTACTTGAAAAAATAAAACAAGAACTAACTGATGCGCCTTTTGCATTTGTTAAAACTGTTGCAGGTAAATTATTCAATAAGATATTGAGTGAAAAACTCGGTCTTGACTAATTATTATCTTCCTGACATTCCTGACAAAGTTTTCAGTGCCTCAACCGCAGCTACTGCATCCTGTCCTTCCGCAAGGCGCTTTAATCTGCTAACAATCCATTCCTGACTTAAGCACTGGGACATTTCTAAACGCTTACAACTGATGAGATAGTCAATGCTTTTTATCTCGCTCATATCGTTATTAAACTGTTTTGTTAGCTCCTGTATTTCTGAATCTGAATAGCCATCTATAATCAGCGTGCTGATAACATCATCTAATTCTGTGATGTTTCTTACTATGAGTGTCATATTGGAACTCCTGAATTGCTATTACCGCTTTGAATACCACTATGTTTATGGGTTGAGCCGATATCTTTACCGTTGTGTTTCATTGTGCCCCCGTTTGAATCACTGTTACCGTTTACGGCCTGATTACCATTCACCGTAACATTGCCGTTAAAGGTGGTTTCAAGCACATTGACTTCAAGAACGGGCGAATCTAAAACCGCTTTACCCTCATGCAGTGACAAACACACGGAGCCATCCATGGATTGGATAACCAAGGCCTCCGTATTTTTTCCATCAATTAACCAGCCTTTAAGCGTGTCAGGAAAGAACATGGCATCGCTAAAGGTATGTAAACGAGCCGTATTCGGTTCATCTTCCAAACCGCCACGCTGAAAGATTAAGCTGATATCGCGGTCATTGGCTTTTAGCCAACCAAAGTCTCCTGGTTTAATTGGCATACGAATAAAAAAGCCACCGCCGCCAAAACGAAAAACGGGAATATTCGGCACTGCCGCTCGCCCGAATTTTTGCCCTTGTGTTGATACCATCATGACGAGCGGCTTAATCACCGCGCGGTTAGTTTTATCGTCATAGCTCACCACAGTTGCTGGGAGCATGTCGTCAATATTCATCAATAGGCTACGAAACGCAGCCATAAACTGCCCTGCCAAGCTGCCTTCGCTAGCAATATCATTGTTGGGTTGGTTCATGATTAGAAAATCTCTATAAGCATTGTCACGGCATGTAGATCATTAATAATTGATATTAATTCACATTCTCAAATGCAATCTGATAATATAATTAAAGAAGTAAGAAAAAGAGAAAATTCAATGAATAAAAAATATTATATTCAAAATATGTGTTGGGGATGGCTCTATGGAGGACTACTGTTATATCCTTCTTGGAATAGTGAATTTAACAACAAAAATATTCTATTAGTGGCCATTTTTTATGGGATCGTCTTCTACCCTATATCTAAATGGGCTGTTGAGTATTTCTTTTTAAAGTTTACCTCACGTGAATTCTTGCATCGTGGATTCTTTTTAGACACACCAGGAAAAACAGGGTTATTAGCCATCTATGATTTAGCGCTGTTTTTATTCTCTATTCCTATTACTCTAATTATCATCATAACGTTACTTATTAAAAAACTAGTTCTAAACAAGCGTCATGATAAATAAAACTAACGACCTATTCGTTTGCAGGTCGCTTGGTAAAAGAAAGGGTCGTCGTGAGAAGCAATGTCGAACTTAAGTTGCTCAATAATGTAGTCGCCATTTAAGGCAGGATTAAACTTGCTTTCAAGGCGTAACATGCCGCCTAATGACGACTCGCTATCAATTAAATAAGTGACATCGACACCTTTTTCCGTGGCTTTCGGTATCCCTACCATGCCCGATTTTTGGTTAAGAATTCGCAAGCGGCCACTTAACGCTTTATCCTGGTCTTTCACATATAACATATCGTCGTCGATAAACGCCTTCACATTGCCCGCATCTTGCAGCCGTTCCACTTGCTTGAGTGCCGGCCCACAAAAGTACCAATTGGCAATATTTTTATCGGTGGCTTGAAAGTCCAATTTAACCCCGCAATCCTGCGCTATGTTCTTAGACAGCTCGCTCATTTTACTTATGGCACTACCAGACGAAGAAACAATATCACGCGCGGTTGTATTGTTGGTTTTCACTTTTAAGGTCAGCGTTACATCGGGCGGTGAGGCGATTTCTGCGCTAACAATATCCCCCACATAAATGCGAAAAATACCGGTGCTAACACGGCCGGCTTCAACAATTAAACGGTGCGGTTTCTTCGCTTGGGTATAAGGGCTGGTTTCGGTCAGCAACATATTGCGTGTTGTCGCATTGAGGCCATCGATATTCACCGTGCATTCATTTTGCAGGGGATTGGCATATTTAGTGCCGTTAGCACGAATTCGCAGCCCCTCATACCATTGCAGCCGACCATTAACTTCAATCCCTAATCGTATGCGGCGTAAATCAATCATCATCCCCCCACCAAACAAGACTGTGTGATTGGCCAAACTGCGCCCACCACGGATATTCATCATTTTCAGTGATAAAGGCGAAATTACCGTTACCCGATAAATATCGGTAGGGGATCAGCGGTTGATTGGGCATCACACGAATGCCTTGCAATAGAACCACATCATTGCGCTTGATATCACAACACATTGTTGTTCGCGCCACTTTAATCGTCAGCTCCCACTCGTCACCGCCAAGGCTCACGCGCAAACGTTGATTAGGTACGGTATTTAAAGGGATCTCTTGCATGGGTCACCACCCTAACGTAAATTCACCGTCAGCAATTTTGGTTGCTGCCGATTTTTTCTTTTTGTCCGGTACCGTGGACGTTTGCACTTTCCCGCGATTCACCGTGCTCGATTGCTCTTTTTTTGCCACCTTACGGGCCGGCAGGTCGCCATATTCTGGCTCAACCGTTAGCCACTCCGTAAAGCGCAGCGAGAGTTTAATCGCATCGGCCATCTCAGGAATTTCATCGTGATAGAGATTCACTAACAGCATCGGTTGGTAGGTTTTCACCCGCGTTTGGATACCCACTAACTGATGTTTATCGTAGGCTTGCTGTAGGGTTTCAAAGGCGCTTTTCATTTCGCCAGCTAAAATTAAATCCATGCCAATTTCAACGGGCTGAACTACCACATGGTCACTGCGTGTTTCCCCCGACTCAACGGTAAATTGTGTTGCTTTGTGTTCGTCACGGACGTTAATTTGAATCGGATTGGCCGTTTCAAATAACGTCGAAAAGTTATCGATATTGAAGATTTTCACCTCGGTGATCATTTGCTTACCCCCGAACTGGTTTGATGGGCTAAATCTTGTAGCTGGGATTGCAGCGCATCTTTCGTGCCATTCGCCATTCCTTGCGCGTCCGTCGCTTGGGTTTCCACTTTGATTTCACCAATCGACAAGTTAGTTTCATTGGTGGTACTGGATTGATTACTGATAGCTTGGCTGGTCATCGGGTTAATTGGATTAGCCGACATACAGTTAATTTGTTGGCTCAGCCCTTTCACTAACAACGCAGTATCTTCTCCAGATAACTTGGGCTGTTCGGGGATTTGGTGCTCTATCGTGCCGTCAGTCGTGATTTTGCGTTCAACCGTTTGAGTCACTTGTGCATCCTCAAAACCAAACCACCCTTTGACCGTGCTCCAGCCATTTTTAATCGCTTCTAAGCCGTCATTAATCCAACTTAAATACTGTTTGATTTGCGCCCATAACCACTTAAAAATCCCTACAACGGCATCAGAAGCCACCGTAAAGACCCCTTCAAATTGCTTGCCCCAACCCGCTAAATCGCGAATAAAGCCCGTGAGCCATGCCCATAACTGCTTGCCACCATCAACAATAAAGTTAAAAGCAGCCACCGCCACATCGGCGACAACTTGAGATAAAGCCATGACAAAATAAAAGAAGGCTTTAAACGCTTCCCACAACGCAATAATGACCGCCTTAAGTTCGGGGTATTCATCCAAAATACGCCCTATCATCGAATCGTTGCCGTCGATAAAATTCATGATATCGTCATAAACTAAGGCAAACGCCGCAGCCAGTAAGGCAATAACCGCGATAATCGCCAAGATGGGCCATGTTGCTGCCAAGGTCGCTGCCGCTGCCGATAACAGAGCAGGCACATAAAACACCGCAATAGCCGAACCTATCGCAATAAAGAACCCCACAATGAGCGATTTGTTTTCTTTGCAAAAGCTCACAAAGCGGTTAATCCACTCTAACCCTTTGGTTAAAATCGGGATCACCATTTCTAAGAAGCTGTTTTTCAGTAAACCTGATGATTGCTTAAAGCCTTGCATGGCTTTGTTGAATTTGATGGATTGTTCAATACTCTCTTTGTTGATGCCTGAGTACTCTTTTTGAATACCCATCATGCGCTCGAGTTCTTTGCGACCTTTCATCATCAGCTCGACGGTTTTATCATCTGTTACGCCCAGTCCCGCAAGCGTTGCCTTGGCTTTATCAAACTTCATACCCTGCACTTTATCTGCAGTCTGAAGTACTTTTTCCATGGAGTTTTTAGCCAAGCCAAACGATTTGGCCATCGCCGATAAATCTGCTTGGGCCGCATCACGCGTGCCGCCCAGTTCAGCCATTGAACCCGCGAATGCGTCTACATCGGCTGTGGCTACATTGATTTTTTTACCTAACTTATCGAGGGCTTCAATTTCAGTCGAACGTGAAATCGATTCTCCCACCAAGGCGGTAGCCCCCATCAGTAAACCAACCGCCCCTAATGCCTTTTTGGCAAACGACATAACCGTATTACCAGCTTGCTGATATTTGGTTTCGGTATTCTCAAGGGCTTTTTGCACGGATTGCTGTGCTTTAATTTCACTGGTCGCCGCTTCAATTCCTTTCACTTTCATCGTGTCCACAAGGCGAATTAGCTCGCTGTAATTACCTTGCAGTGCTTGAATAATGGCGTTGGACAGTTGCTTCGCGGTGATACCTTGGTGTTCGGCTAACGCGAGGTCGGTGACACCTTGATTAAGTTGAATAACATTTTGCTGTAGTGCCTGGTAGTTTGCATCGAGCTCGCCCAAAACAACCTGAGTGGATTGCATGCCTGCGTCAGATATTGACCGCTGCGCCTCAAGGTTAGCCATCGAATCTGTTACTGTCTCTAATTGTGTTTTAACCGAGCCAGTTTGGGCAATAACCTCATCTGCATTAGTAACGAAATCAATCGAATGTTCAATCGATAAGCCTTGCACCGATTGGCGTAAGTCTGCCATCACACGTTCAATTTCTGCGGCGCCATCGGCAGTAGTGGTCGGGATTTTTTGCAGCTCGTTAACATACTCACTGACTGAGCCTTTTACCTGTTCTAATGCGTTTTTTTGGTCACCCACCGATAACGAGCCGAGATCATTTTTCAGTTGGCTGATTTCAGCTTGCAGTGATTGCCCCCACTCCCCTAGCGCATCTCCCGCGGAGACCCAAGCTGCGTCTGCATTTTGCCGTTGCTCATCCAATGTGCTTAATGATGAGCTCACCGCATCTAACCGAGCCACGATTTGGCTTGTCTCAGCACTGACCTCGCTGGCATTGGTGGTAAACAAAATGGCATGTTCGGTCGACAGCCCCTGCAGTGATTGCCAAAGCTCCGTCATTACACTCCCAATGGTCAGTGAACTTTGCTGCGCCGCTTGTTGGGTTTGTTTCATGCCATCAATAATGTCATCGGTCGAACGTTGCACCTTTTTAAATGCCCCATCCGCTTGCCTTGTATCAAACTCAAAGACCTGCACAAAGGTATCCATTAATGACATTAGCGATCCTTTGAAGCCGCAAGGGCTTCGTTATAACGGTTAGTGATGGCAATTTCCCACAGGTCCATTGCTTCTTCTAAATCTATTGAGGTTTTGAGTTCGGTGAAGGTGGCGAGGCGCTCGCTGATGATGACGGCAAAGAAGCCATCAGCGTTTTTATAATCGACGGGAGTGAACCGCTTACCTTGCTGAGCAGGAAGTGGAGGAAACCTGGGCTCCCGTCGTTGCCGAAAAAACTGGTGTTATATTTCAACATTTCCAACTCTAAGCGGATCAATGATTCGCCATCGGGCACATGGTTATCAATCAAGGTTTGTGTTTTAAGGGGGATTTCTTCACCATCGATAGTGACACACACATAGGCCATCATTTTTAACATGGCCTCTTTGCTGACCTCATAATCACCAATTTTTGGGGCGTTAGATAACGGATATTTGGCTAAGATTTCACGCCCGACTGTCGCGGGTAGGCGGCTAATCACAAACAACTTTTCAAGGCCATCAACGTCTTTGATAGCCACTTCTTTAGGCTTTATAAGCATGGTAAAACACCGATAAAAAAGGCGGGAAACCCCGCCATAAATTGAAATGAATTAACGGACGCGCGTACTGTCGAAATCCTGAAACACAAAGGTATAGGCTTTGGATTTCAAACGCCCTGCAGAGGCGGCAGAGTTGCCACGGCTACCATTGGTAATCTTGCCGTTACGCGCCGTGACCGTTGAGCCATCACCGTAAGACGCCACAAAGGTAATGATATCCCCTGCGTGTCGGCGCCCTTTTTTCGCGGTATTGGCCTCGAGCAAAATCGACAAGTTTTGATCTTCTTCGCTACCAGCTAAAACGTTGATGGTGACGGTTTGTGGTGTCGGTGTGGACCAACTCACCAAGTTACCGTTAATGTCCATACCTGTTTGTGCAATATCGACAGCCGGTAAATCCAGCGGGTCAGCATCATCAGCAAAGGCGGTAATTAAAATCCCAGTGGGAAAGGTTTTGCTGGCTTGAATGGTAAAACTCAAGCCGGTTGCAGATACATCATGCATGTTCTACTCCTAGACTAAATTATGAGAGCCTTCGACCTTACGAACCCAATCGCCTTTGCCATAAATCAGTACGTATTTCATGACATACTCAGGCAAGTCGCTTTCACCTGTATTTTCAACAATCTGCGCGTTATACCAATAGCCTTTATCCTGTACGTCATACCACGCAAGGTCATCCCCGGATGCATCTGCAATGGCGAGCTTTTGCACGTCGCTCAGCGTTTTACCCGCTAAAATCGTGCCGTTATTAATCGCTTTGGTGACCGCACCTGCAATCACCATCAACGCACGCGCTTCACCGTCTTTATTCGCAGGGACACCACGAGTGGCCAACAACACGTTAAACCATTGCTGAGCAATATAGGCTTTTAACCATTGCTCATTGGCGTGCACACTCATATCCAATGGATTAGACGTGCCACCGCACAAGAAGCCCCGCTGATAGAAACGGATTTGCGAGCCGGCTATCGCGGTTTCACCGTAATAGTTCACGCGCAGCTTATCGAATCGGTCAGCCGCTTTATCCGTGGTCACTTGCGCAGGGAACGTCACACCTAACTGACGGAACATGTAGTTTGTCGTGGCATTAGTGCGGTCATAATCCGTCGCCGCCATAACGGCCATGGGTAAGGTTTGAATAAAATAGTTAGTATCCGTTTTGAGGTTTAACCCCACGGAAGCAGTTCCCATCAATGCTGCGCTAAAATCTTCAACCTGCTTTTCGCTAACACTAATGTGCAACTGGTATTTGACGTTCTCACCCGACACATACTGCGCCAATGGCACTGCTTGCTCTAACGTCAATTCATCCAAGAATGTCGCACTGCCGAATGAATCGGATACTTGCTCGGCAACCATAAACGCTTCCAGCGGCGTTTGTGCGGGGTTACCTTCAGATGCCGTACCGGAAGACAGCCCCATGGCATTCGCTAGCACCGAATATTCAACACTAATGGATGCGCGTTCTTGCACACCGCCACTCAGCTCAAAGGCGCTATCGAGTGAATTAAACGTCAAATAACTACTGGAAAATTGTGGTTCTCTTTCTGCATTGAGTTTTGCTTGAATGGTGGACGCGATATCCGCATAGGACTTCGCTTCTGACAAATCAATGTCTTTGTAGCTTTTGGTCACCGTGCCGATCGTGACAGATAGCGTTCCATCCGCAATAATTTTTAAATCTGCTAATGCGGCGGCTTTTGTCCCAAATAACGTAGGCGCTCGCCCGACGGGCTCATAAGACGCAATTTGTAATTCCTTCGGCTTACTCACCGGTGCAGGGCTAACATAGCTAAAGTATTGTTGTGCAAAGTTAGCTTCGGGAGAATCAATACCCAGTAAATCATCGACCTGACCACTGGCGAATTCTAAAACTTTACCAGCGGGAATTTTGGGGTTAGTGGAAAATAGACGGCCGGTTAATTTACGCATCGGAACAGCAGACGCGCCAATAACCGCCGATGCGATATCAACGTATCGAGTTTGTTTAATTGGCATAATAAAACCTTATATGCGGTGGATATCAGGATAGAGCGCGCTTATGGCAGCTGTATCAGGGAAAAGAGAGCGTTTAAACGTCACATTAAAATCAAACGAGGGGTTTTGTTCGTAGTCGCCATGATCATTCACAAAGTAAGGCTGGCGAACGGATGTTGCCCGTTGTACACCAATACCTTGCTTTCTCAGTGTGGTCACAAAAGGCAGTGAATTGACAACCATTCGAGCAATGGCGGTAATATCATTAGCTGTATATGGGCCTAATTGGGTAATGAATGCCTGAACTTGGTACGTTTTCTCCGATAATTGGTTTTCTTGGTGATTGGCATTGTTGCCTTGGACATTGTAATTGCGACCTTGCCAACCATGCCCACTTTCATTGATGGAAAAGAACATCACCATATTATCTTCACGACCTTGCTTGGTGGATTGAAAACCCGCTTTTACAGGGATATCAATACCGACTTCGGCCAGCTGCCGTAATAACTGTTTGCGAATGGCAATATCAACGTCATTATCCGTCATAGGCCCCTACCTCAATGCAAATCACTGATTTCCAGCCGTCCTGCTCATACCAATCCGCGTCCCCCATCACATCGTATTTTTTACCATTAAAAACAAGGTAATCGGGAGACGTACCGCGCTGAATGCCTTTGATATCATGGGAGGTATAAAAACGCCGATAAACTTGGTTTGAATCAAAGCCCATTGATTGTGCATCTTGAGTATCGACCGCTTGCCAGCTCCCGCGAATATCAACCGGTTCATAATATTGGTTTTGGTCATGCCCTCGCTCATCGGGCTCACGGTTTTTAAAGCGAAACCACTGGGCTGTTTGCTGAGGAATATAGCGAGAAGCGATACGGTGTAAATTTCCGAACATTACTTATCCTCCACGGTAAAACTGACGGCCTGTAACATCTGCCCTGTGTCGACTAAGGGCTTATCGGTGGATTTCCCTTTGCTATGGCGCCGCACTCTGGCTTTTACCGTTGAATCGTCCAAGGCTGGTGTGGTCACGGCTTTAATGGCCAATTTCACATCCCCAGCCGCCTTTGCACCGACTTGAGTTAGGCCATCGGTAACAGAAATATTGCCAGCGGCCGCCGCTTTGGCCACACGGAAAATTAACTGACCATACTCTGCTTTTTTATCACTCATCGTCGGGCGAAAAAACGAACGGGGAGGAATGCCACCAGCGGGGTAACCCAACTCTTGAATGGCAGCAATATAGGCAATGGGCGTGCCATCAGGGTATTTTGAGTGCTCAAAGAAACCCACTTTCAGTTGTTTCTTGGCTAACTCATCGTAAACCGCTTTTAACTGGGTTAATTTCGTCATTAACGGAACCGCCCCCCTCGTGTGAACCGGCCACCCACACCGCGAAATGCCGAACGTTCACCTGCACCACCAATATATTGCGGTACGCTACAGCGCTTAATGAGTGCTAAGAACTGTTGGCCATATGTGGTCATTTTGAACCAGTGTGACCAATCAGACCCCGCAGGGGGCGCAGAGAATGACACGCTGACTTTATCGATGGTCACACTAGTCACAACACCGGTTGGGGATTCATCGTCCGCAATCCACTTTCGCAGTGATAGCATATGAGCAACAACCAACATCCACAGTTCGTTAGTGCAAACGCCGCGACAAGGCGAAAAATAGTTCAGGGCAGATTGAGCAATAATATAAATATCATCATCACTCACACCATTAAACGACGGATAGAGCACACGAAATGACGTTAGGGGAAATGTGCTCGCCTCCATCATTATTTACCCTTTTTGTTGGTTTTAGGGACTTCCTGTTTAGCCGCTTCCAATGATTCCACGGTATCCGGCGCTGACTTATCGCTGGCTTCCATATTGGTGGCCACTTTTTCAGGGTCTTCTTTGCGGTTTTCAACGCTAATAAACCCGTTTTCTTTGTGTAACTGAAAAACGTGGTTATCTTTAAGCTGGGCGTATTGTTCGTCGCTGATTTCTGTGACACGCCCACGCGGGGTATACATATGCTTGGTCATGATATTGGCTTGACCGGCAATAAACACTTTCCCATCGGTGACCGAATAGTTTTGGTCGTTGGATAACGTGCAATAGACATAGAGAGACATGGCTTTCTCCAATAAAAAAGCCCTCATTTGAGGGCGTAAAAAAGGAAGTGGTCAGGTTAAATGCCAGTGAGACGGGTAATGGCCCAAGGTCGTGTAACAAAGACACCCGCTGTCGCGTTGGTCGCATCCTCTAAATACCCTTTGATTTGTGCTTGTGAACCCAATAATTGGTACTTAACGGGTACCACTTGTAAGATAGTCGCGCTGGTTGCAGTTGAGCCATCATCAATGGTATCTGCAAACATATACGCCACATCCGCACCACCATTTGCCCCGACAAATTCAGGTGAGAACACAAAGCGCAGGTTTGGATAGTTCTCTTTTACCCATTGATACACCGTTTCACCACGCGCCACAGGATTAGCGACATTGAGCGTTGAACGGTAGCCCAGCGGTAACGTCAATGTGATCGCGATATCGTCTTTGATAATCCCACCTGAACTCATTTCAATGCGCGAGAACATATCGGTAATATCTTGGGTGATATCGGCAAACGTGCCGCCCTTCCATTTTTTCGATGCGGTTTCATAAGCTGGTAAATTAGGCTCATTCATCAAGCCAAATACACGTGTTTCAGGGCTATTAAACCCATAGTAACCAATCCGCTCACGCCCTTGTTCTAAAGATTCAGTCGCTGAATTACGTTTTTCCGCAGCGGCTTCAAACCCAGCTGCAGATTGGCGCGCTTCCTCTAACTTACCGACTTGAAAACCTTGTTCAAAACGCACGATACCGCGGCGTTCTTGGTCTTGAATGTAAGACGCTAACGGCACGTTGGTATGGTCGCCGTAAAGTTCAGCCTTACCAGTTGGTGTTGCCACGTTCAGAATGATTTCCTCATCGTGCCATTCACCCGCATTCAATACACCGGTGATTTCATCCAACACACGAACACGGGTTGCGGTGCGAATGAGACCAGGAAGAACGTGTTGCAACATTTCACGCTGAATCAACCCACCTTGCATGGCTGCGCCCGTGATCGCGGAGTCCATCGACGCCAAACCACCAAAACCAATTTGCTCTAGTTCGCGATATGTCCACTGTTGGTTAGGTTGGATATTAAGTTGACCATGCTTGCGAATATCGCGGCCAGACATATAAAACTTTTGCTTGCTAACTGGCATTATTCACCTTCCTTTACTGCCGCTGGATATGGAATTTCTGTTAAGCGAATAACGCTCAAATGGGCTGATTCACTGGATTCAACGTGACGACTAACAAAACCAATCACTCGGTCACCAGCAGCAGGAACAAGCTTGGAGGAAAGTGAGCCGTCCGTTTCATCAAAGACAACTGGTGCATTGATTTTACCTACCCCTTCTTCGAGTTCGACGTATACTTCGCCCATTGCCAAAAACTCGCCTTGGGTGCCATTGCGCGCATGGTTCACTTCAATACGATACGCTTTCGGGTTAATCATGATCCCCGCAAATGCCCCCTTACCACCCACTTGGACAGACTCCACAGAATCATCTTTGTAGGTATAGGCTCGACCGAAGATATTTTGTTTTTCATCCGTAGAGCTAAGAATCGCTGCCACTGCTCGAATAGGCCCTGCATGACTAATTTCCCCCACTACGCCAGACGTTAAGCCATACGCCACTGATTTAGGAATTGCCATTATTTCGCTCCCCATTTATCCATAATTGATTGATTGCTAACCACAGAGTCCATCGTCACCGTGACTTTCTGTGAATCTGGCACACGCCCTTGCATCCACGCGTCTAGCGCAATGGTTTCATTCCCCTTACCACACTGGATACCCAGCTTATCAACGCCATACTCCGCTACTTGCTGCTTGGTCATAGTTGCATGGTCAAACACACCAAGGAATGGGGTCAGCTTATGAGCTAATGAATCGCGTTCGCCGATTTGCTTTAACAGCACGCCAGTGTCCATGGTGGGTTTTGACGCTTCCAAACGCTTAATTTTGCGCTTTAAAGATGCAATCTCATCCATTGTGCCGATGCCGTTTTTCAAGCGTTTGAGTCGGCGATTTAAGCTATCCGTGGTCGCTTGGTCGAGATGCTCCTTGGCTTCTTCAATCGCTTCAACGGCGGTCTCAATCGCAACTTCGGCAGCTTCTACGGCTTCAGGTGTACCGGTTGTGGCTTCCTCTGCTGCAACTTCAGCGGCTGTCACGGCTTGTTCCGCTTTTTGCTCTTCTTCGGGATCAGCATCAGTGGATTTCTTTTCTTCTTCCGGATTCTCATCGGTTGAAGGCTTAGTTTGTGCAATCACCTCTGCAATAATGCTTTTCAGCGCAGTGACTTGCTCCGCTGTAAACGCACCTTCATCAGCGGTTTGCTTCTCTTTGTTTTCTTCTTCGTTCATGCGAATAAGTTCCTTTGTGTCGATAGTGATAACGAGGTGATCTTGCACAGCGACGTCAGGGCCGGTTCGCCCTTCATCCACTAATGCGAGGTGATTTCCACGTAGGTGACGCTGAATTGCGTCATAGTGTTGGCCTTCATAAATGCCAGAGGTGAATTCATATTTACTGCGATAGCCGGGTGAAAGGTCGATTTTACCGCTATCGATATTGCTAAGCGCCACATCTGAAAAGATTTTGATATTGGCTCTAAGATACGGAGGGTCAAAATAAACATTTTCACCAATCACCCCTTGAATGCCTTTTTTCTCCGCAGGGGTCGCGTGCTTGCCTAACATTTCATGTTCAATAATGAACGGGGTGAGTTTGAAAGAGTTGATGGTCTCTTCACTGGCCAGTTCTTCCGGAGGGCGCAATACGCGATAGATTTTATCGGGTACCGGCGCACCAATTTCAGCCCCCAAATAATCAAAAACCCCAACTTTAGAGATGGGGTTGTCTGTCACTTCGAGCCAGCCGTTATTGTCATAGGTTCGTTTTGTCATGTCTCCTCGCCGCTTTCTTCCGCACTAAAATCGATTACGGGCGTCCAAAAGCATTTGCAGTTAGGTAATTGACCCGGCAATCCACGCTCACCCGTTTTGGGGTCAATAACTGGCGGGTTGTCTAAATCAAATACTTTGCCATCCAGCTGTAAATGCCACTCTCTTGGCTCTGCGCTTCCCCCTGAGTGGTGCCAGACGGCTTTACGAATACCCGCTGATTTCATGCGCTCATAGTTTGCCGCAGTCGTAATTTTTCGCGTTTGGTCAACGGCGATAAAATTCGCTCGGCTTTCTGTGACGCTGCCAGTGTGCCTGATTTCATCTAATAAGGTTTTCGCACCCTCGCCCCCTTGTGAGATAGAGCGTAGGGCGGCACTTTCGATACGTTGATGAAATTGGCTAGGAATGGATTTAATCAGGGAAACATTTTCAGCCGTGGCGGCTATCATTCGGTCTTTTAACGCTTCTGGCATCGTAGCGGTTTTGATGCTAATACCACCTGAAAGCTGTTTAAGGGAATCATCTAAATTACGCTGCGCACCGATATCGACTTGGGAAACAAACTTATCGGCCATGGCGCTAGACTGCGTATTAAAGATTTTATCCCACTTGCGTTTTAACCGGTTGAGCCAAATCCGTGTTTGACTCGCAATGCTGGCATCCATCGTGGCGCCGTCAAAATCATCCTTCAATTCACTAAATACGTTTTCATAGTCTTTAATCATTGAGCTGATTAACCGTGACATGTCACGTTGATAACGGCTAGATGGCGCTGCTGAGTACTGTAGGGGCTTGCCCTTCAACACCGCTTGGCGGGAGGTTGCCCACTTCGCCTTTTTCGTTCGGACTCGTATTCGTCTCGACATAATCACTCTCGTTTACATCAATGCCGTAATAGCTCGACTCTTTATCAGCCGCCAGTTTTTTACGGATATCCAGCCCATCAATTGCGCCCGTAGCCGCTAGAGCCGCGTCCGTCTGAGCTGATTTCAACTCAATATCGGCACTCTCGGCTGCGGTTGGGCTATCGAGTGGCGCCCACGTCACCGATATTTCAGTCAGCGGTAATTCTTCACTACGCATCAACATATCGTAGTGGCGCTGCAAGAGTTCTTCTAAGTCGTTCGATTGCACACTTTCTAGCTCTTCACGGTAGTTCGACTCTTCATATTCACCAGTAGCATTAAAGCCCTTTGGCGTGGTACCGAGTAACTTAGTTGCAGGCACGTTTGCCGCCGCTGCGACTAACTGATACTGCGTCATAATGGTGGCATCTAAATCCGCTAGCGATGTGTCGAACTGCTGTGCAACGTCCTCTTTCCCCATCACCTGCACGCCGTAGTTATCACGCATCTCCATAAAATAAAGCATGTTTTCCTGAATAGTGTTCTTATCTGCACCTTCAGGATCAGCCATACCAATGGTTAGTAACCGTTTGGTCATCGCCAGTTGTGGCGCTTCATTGGCAGTACGTTCCGAGGCATAGACACGCTCATAAATACGCTCTGGCACGGATACGCCAAAGTAGTTATACAGCGGCTTTAGCACGTTAGGCACGGGGAACGGGACAAACTTAATAAAGTGCGATTTATGGTATTTGCGACCAGCAATCACATAATAGGTTGGGTCGTAAAAATCCATGCTTGCAGGGTCTTGGATATTGGAATCAGTTAAATCAGGCGTTACCCATTGTGGGTCAATTTGCTTGATCCCCTTGTACATTCCTTTGGTCACACCATCGAGATTGAACGGATTTTCATACCACTCTTTCGGGTTTGAGGTTTCCACCACAAACAACGCTAATCGACCGCCATACACTCGCCCAAAGTGAATAAGCTCTTTCAAGTGATACTGTATGCGGTACTTTTTATCGCGCTTGCGTAGCTTTTTACTGATAGCACTGTCATCGTCATTATCGCAATCAATATCATATCCTTGGCGAATGGCATCACGGGCTGGCATATTACAGGCCTTATCCACCAGCCAATGTTTCGCAATGATGGCGCACATGTTGTTGCCAATAAACATTTGCGAGGCATACCAAGCCGCCTGCGATTCAGGCACGCCATAAACTTGCTCGCCTTTAAATGAGGGAACGGAAGTATCAATACTGTCCATCCCCACACCGTTAATCATAGGCTGCGGTAATACTAACCCGTTAAATCCATTCTCTTTCGCTAATGCAGGGTACAAATCCGTGGTAAATGCTGACCGCTTCGGCGGCGCAATCTGCTCTGCAATTTTTCGCCTTTTAAACGGCCACATAGAATTACCTCTTGGTTGTGAAGAAACCGCCTTTTTTCTTCTGATATAAGTCACGTAATGCTTGTGTCATTGCATCCACCGTGTCGTCATGGCCAGCGAATGGGAACGTGGTAATTTCCTCCACAGTTTCCACTATCCACGGCGCAATGTCTTTGTGTGGTAACCACACATTGCCCGCCTCCCATTCCGCGGTGCAGGCATGAGCACGTGCGATTTTGCTACCATCGGGCTCAACAGGAATTAAGCCTGATACCGATGATTTAAGAGAGTCGATAACTGCAGGGCCATTGGCTTTGTCTTCCACCAGCTTACGGCGCCCTTCTGGGAATTTTTCCGCAAGCAGCTTCACAGCATCTTTAGTTTGAGTAAAGCTCATGCGTTTTCGGATTTGATAGAGCAAATAGGCATTGGCATCTTTCTTGCCCCAAACCTGCCCCACTACATAGTCGGTACCGTCGCTGTCTTTAAAGGTCATATCCCAACTATGAATAACCTTGTCGAATTTATCAGGTAGGTCTTTAGGTAAGTAATAGCGTACAAACTCTTCGTGGAAGATTTGACCGTCGCCCGGCTTAGGTGATTGTTGATACATAGCAGACCAGAAGTAATCACCCAGTATTGCTTTGGTTTCCAACAGCTTATCGATAGGGTGAAGTTCAGGTACCAGCGCTTCCCCTTGCTCATTAATAGCAGGAAATGCGAGCACCTTAGTTTCAGGGGCTTTTTCTTTTAATTGGCCAGATAAATCATCGGTCGCCCACCGCGTGGCCATGATGATTTCACCGCTGTTTTTTGATAAGCGGGTCTTAAAGGTCGAAACGTACCAGTTCCAAATCGACTTTTTAACCGTCGGGCTAAGTGCTTCTTTCGAGTTCTTTATCGGGTCATCAATAATACCGAGGTCAACTTTCTTACCGGTTAATGGACCACCAACACCCGCGCACACATAGCTGCCTTTGTGATTGGCAATGCCGAATTCGTCAGAATTACGTTTAACAGCAATGCCATTCTCAGGCTTGTTGCCTAACCAGCTATTAGGAAATAACGCACGATATTCAGCCGACATCATAATTCGCTGAACATCGGTGTTCATATCACCGGCTAAATCGGACGAATACGACAGCGCCCCAACACGCATGTTCGGGTATTTTCCAAAGAAGTAGGCAGGAAGATAACGGGAAACAATATCAGACTTACCGTGTTGTGGCGGTGCGCCTAATATTAACTTAGGTCGCTTACCTGCCATCATATCAACCAAGAATTGGTCGAGCGCATCACACACCGTTTGAGAAAAATGGCTTGTGATGTATTCAAGGTTTATATACTGAATGAATTCATGCAAACTACGGCGTGCTATCTCCCTTTCGATCTCTTCATCAAACAAGCTGAAATCGATGTTCATAGTCACACCTAAAATGGAATAAATAGCCCTTTCACCTCAAAATGACAGTGAAATGGAATGTGAGTTTTTGATAACAAATTAACAACAAATAAAAAGCCTAAATTCAGAAAGAAGATTTAGACTTTTATCGGTTTGAGGTGACATTTTAATTGAGTTGAAAAGTCGCAGGGCATGTAAGAGCCATTATGTTAAATATAGGCAGTAAAGAAGAAATTATCAGCTAATCTTTTTCACTTCATGAGGTAGTGCTTTTCTATCTATCCACGTTCCCCGAACATCAGCAATAAATGGCCTAAATCTATCGCTATTAATATGCTGCAAAATGCTCTGAATGTGTTTACTTTCGATATCATGACCTTTGGCAAAATTAAGCCTCGGCCTATATAAAAATAAACGCACACCTGATTCAATAACACTATAATCCTTAGACAGCACAGAGCCAAAGCACAACATAGTCCCAAGAGAAAAATAGCCGTCGTACATACGCACTCGCATTACGATATGAAAATCATAATCAACACCTTTAATTTCTAGAACTTGCGCATTAGTACCATCGAAATTGAAACCATAAATTCCGTTGTACTTATCGGTTTCATATGTATGCCACTCATACGTTATTTGGTCTACTTTTACCTTTTGCATATCCATGCTTCCATTTTTCCACATGGGTATGTTATATCACTTTTGGGCTTTTTCTCTCAATTGTATAAGCTGCTCAAAACTCAAATGACTTAAATCGATACCTGTTGATTGAATAGACCCACCATCTTTACCGAAGTGCTCATTGCTAACTTGCTCTTTAAACGCTTGTACCACAACGTGTTTGCCTAATAACTCAAGATTACGTACCTTATCTGGCCATTTTATTTTCTTCATGTTACCGACTAGGTCGCGCTCACCATCCTTAGACTCAAACATTTCCGCTAAATCCATACCACTTAATGATGTGCGCCAAACTTTAGGCCATAGATGTATTGGCTTAATGCCACCATCATCATGAAGGATATCCAATACATCCATCTGGTCTATATCAACCAAGCGCTTAAGCACATAATCAGCATCAATCTGAATTCGTTCATTTCTATTTAACTTAAGTTCAGATATTCTTAATTGGATATCAGGTTTTGACAGGTTTTCAGATGCTGTACGGTTTGCAGTTTTCTTGCTGTACCCCGCACGAATAGCCGCTTGTGTGGCATTTAAATCGATGAGGTACTCGCGACAAAACATTTCTTGTTTGTCTGTGAGTGCCATTTATTTACCTTAACTAGGATGATGAAATGATTAATTTGAAAGATCTAAAAAACGCTTATGGAGAAGAAAATTTTAAATGGAAGCTAATCTCTAGCCTTTTAGGTATTATTAGCTATCTTTTTTGTTGTCTTCTTGCATTTATATACACTGACACATCTATCGATATTGCAATTGTATTTCTCATTGCCGCAGCTATGAGCATGCAATTATGTATTGCAGATATTAAAATAGTTAAACCATTTTGGTTTTTCTTTTCTAAATTTTTTCAATGGGTGCCAATTATTTTTGCAATTGTCCCAGCATTAAATAAGGTAGTTGCAATATAATAATAACCAGTTATAACGGGTTATTGATATATCACTATCGCGTGTTGTTTTTTTGTGCAGCTGGCCTTTTAGTATATCGTAGCGTAGTTGCTTAATTGAGTCCCTGGTCTTCACACCACTCTTTAGGGGATATTCCTGATTTAGCATGTTCGGTGAGGAACTGTTGCTGTAGCGTCCCCCAATCCGGTTTAGCCATCGTGTTTATCTCCTTAACCTATTAGAAAGCCCACTCAATGAGTAGGCTTTATGATTGGCTATTTTATGCAATAAAAAAACAGTATCAGGTGGATAGATTCGAACTCACTTTTATTGTTTACTTTCCATTATTTCTGACACTTCAATATTATCTATTTCAGCTTTAATTTCTTGAATAAATTTTTCATTAAAACCGCTAAATTTAATAACTCGTTTTGTTACTTTACTTCCTTCACCCGATACTCCAAGAGTAATGCCTCCTTGTTCAGTTTTCAGCCCAACCCCGCCTTTACCGTTAATATCATAATATTCTTCGATTTCAACTTCTTGAGCGCACATAATTCGACGAGCAATTGATAACTCCTGCTCTACCTTTGCTTGGGATAGAAGAGCTTTAGACTCTATTTCAACCTTTTTTGCTTTTTCATTCAGCTCATCAAGGTTAGCTGTTGATTCACTAATCTCATTACCCGATTTTTCTAAAATTTTACTTATTGCATACCCTGTTTGACCTGTTAAAATTTTTAAAACTTCAAGCGCTATTGATGTTATTGCAACTGACATTTATAAGTTCCTTATTAATAAGCTTATATTTATCTTAAATGCTTATATCTAGAATAACTAGTGGAACGACCGAAGAATACTCGCTTATTTTATACACTCTGTTTTAATGTAATCTTGAAGCCCTTTAACCATCTGCTCAGTCTTAGCTATTCGCTCTCTGAGTAACCAATAATTTCGGATAGCGGAGTCAGTAGGTCGGGCGGTGATTGCATCATCCAAGCCGGAGGTTGCAGTGCCTTCGGCTTTTTTACAGCTGGCTTTGATGTACACCCGCTCAGGATTGCGCTCAGCAACAATACGCAACTTATCAATTTCAATTTTTGCATTGGCTAGTTCCTGAATATGTTTAGTATCGAGTTTATGAAGGGATTGGACGCGCTCTTGGTAATCTTCATTAATTTTGACTTGCTCTGTCAGCTCAACGAGTAGTTCGGTATTCTTGGTATTTAGCTCACCTATTCTCTCATGTTGCTTCCACATTCCCCATATGGCTACCCATGCAGCGATAAATAACAATGCTCTGACTTTATTCATGGCAGTTACCATATAGAAGATTAAAAGTTAACTTGCCGACCTTTGTAATGATCGATAGCTTTCTGGCAGCGCTTTACTAAACTGGCTTTATCAATGCCACATGTATTATCAGTAAGTCTGCAGGCACCAAATACAATTATTGATATCGAAAGCAGCATAAAGAAAATTACAGCCACTATAGGTTTCCATGACATATAGCCGCCTCCGTTTCTCTGCGATTAACGAGTCCACGCCATACCTTGCCACCAGCGTAAACCCATTTTTTAAGTTCTTCACATGCACCATATTGGTCACCTGCATTGAGCTTTTTAAGCATTGTCGACTTAGCAAATGCGCCAGTACCAACATTGAATGCAAATGAATACAGAGCAGCTTTGGTGTAATCATCAGTTGGCACCTTAACCAACTTATCTACCTGCTGTTTTGTGCGCTGAAAGTCTGATTCAAGCAATTCATTACATTCATCTTTGGAGTAAATTTTATTAGGGATGATGTCTTTTCCTGTATGACCGTAACAAACCGTTAATACGCCACCCACATCTTCATAAGGCTCATACCTAACACCTTCAAAATGCGCAATCACTGTTAAAGCGATAGCCGTAGCCCCTGCGCTAACAAGCACAGTTAGTTTTTGTTTGAGTGACATTAGATATCCTTAGGGGCTTTCGCCATAAGTTCGGCGGCTTTTCGTGCAGTAGCTGACGGATTTAGAGGGCCGGTTTTGTTAACGAGTTCTTCAAATAAACGTGTTCGCTTTCGCTGCTCTCGCCTATTCATAAAAAAGGTAGCAAGCCCAAGGATGATGCTGAATGCCATCCCGATAATAAAGCCCCATTCATAAAGCGATAGGCTTGCGAAAAATGCTGTAAGCCCAGCACTACCGTAGGCTGCGTTGCTATATTTATCCATACGCATGATTTCACCCCCTACGGAGTGCCCGAAATTTAGTGAATAAAAAAGGCCACCGAAGTGACCTTTATGATGAGTTATAGCTTTAACAACCAACTAAATTAACCTACAAGCAATGCAAATCTACTACCTATAATAGAATAGAAACATAGATTAAGTAGCCGCATCGGCTCTTTCATATAAATCGCAAGCAATGAGTTTAAGAAAGCAGCAAATGATCATGCTTTACACAATTTATTTTTCCTGCTACATCGCCAACTAGATTTCTAACTAAGCCTTACAGGCAGCTACTTACAGGGGTGTAGTTGATTTCTACCCAGCCAGTTATCCACAAGTTCCCTCTAATTTGTTCACTTGATAAAATCGAATATTAACATTATCTTGGAGCTGTTATAAAAGAAAAGGCCAGAAAGCACGAGCCTTCTAGCCTTATTCAGAAGCCAACTAGAACTTTTTAACCATTCTTATGCTGACTGTATTACAACTTCGACACTTGTGATTCTAAGCATGAAAATGGTTTCTGTAAAGCTTCTGTTGGTATACATCAAACAAAATGAGGCTTACGCCATGCTTAAAAGATTATTACGTAAAGAATTTAAAACCCAATGCCGTTTTCGTTTTAAACTACCAAAATCAATGATTTCATTATCATTTGAGTTTGAAATGAAGAACGGATAGATATATATGAGGCCAGTGAAAATTAATTTTATCTGGCCTCAATAATCTTTCGTATCACATAGAGTGTAACGTTAATTTAGATTTCATGCCTACTTAGTAAAACGGAAAACACTTATACTTCACCAACGTATTTTTTCTTTAGCTCATCAATACTAGGTCTGTGACTTTTATCCTTTGGCAAATGAATAATAGTCCCATTTAATACACTGTATATTGGATCATTTTTTAAGTCATCAGCAATCTCAACTTGATAATGGCTAGTGATTTTCAGTAACCCTAAGTCAAATAGCGTGTGTATGTCTGCTCTTAGCAAAATACCATTAGTGATAATGTTTCCTTGATTTCCTGACTTTGAAAATGGATTAATGTGTGCAGCTTCAAGTAATTCCTGAATAGTACATCCGGTAATTGCACACTTGCCCTCATAAGCTAGGACCAAATTCTGCCTAAACTTTCGCTGCCCTCTACGAGCTAATATAGATCTCGTCACATACTCTGGTAGTGAATCATATGAGTTAATATCAGAATCAATATTAGTGTTTGCAGCAGAACGAATACTCATTTGGGAATTAACTTTATCAGAGTTACTGTCACCTTTTAAAATTAAAATAGTATCATTTATAGATACAGCCAAATGATTAGTTAAACTTTGTTCATCCTCTTCTGTCGGCTCTTCTTTATAATAAAATGACATGGGATTATAAAAAACGTTATTGTATTTTGTACCTTCACCTTTACCGTCTACATCCAGTCCTAAAAACTCAGATTTTTTAGATTTTCTAATTACAGTATCCAATCCTTGAGGGTTTGTTTTTGATTCAGCACAACCAATAACTGCTCCTTTTCCCTTCTTATCAAAACAGATAGCAACATATATCCCATTTGATACCTTCTGGTTTTCAGGCAATAAGCAAACATGCCATATGAAAGGAAAATTACCAGCGCCTTTAGATATATCAATTGTTATTTTATTAATTGATAATTGTTCTGACAGTTTCTCTTCAATTTCATTTTTTAGTTTATTTAATAATGCCTTAGCTTGAATAGCATAGGTCGAAGATGTGCTAAAAACTTTACCTGAAGTACTTTGTCTGTATTTACAAACACTATTTAATGCATCATATATCATCAAAAAGCTCCCATTTGATATAATGGAGCCTACTTTGACATATTTGATCAATTAATATGTAAATTATTAATTATCTTGCTATTTATATCACAAACAAAAAACCCAGCGCATTGGCTGGGTTAGTTGGTGAAGTTACTAAAATGGCAACTTACCTTGAAATAGTGGCTCATTGGTTCAAAGAAGTCAACACGTTCTTACTATTATTTTTCTTTTTCCACTCATTATCGCGTATTTTAAATGCATTATAGAGATGTGGATAAATTAAATACTCGGCAGAACGGATGATTTCTTTTACCTCACGGCGGCATGTGGCCATCGAGGGCTTTCGATATTCAAGCGTGCGATTTCTGCGAACCATCTGGCGTGGCTGTGCAATACCATAATAATAACGAGCAATGGCACGATCTGAACTCACAAAGGCATAGCGTAATAACAATAACGTAAATGCGACTCGGTCTATATGATAAATATTATCAACTACCTTGGTTATTAGCATTCCATCGTCGTCATTACACATCTCCCTTTCTGGATAATCACGCTTTTCAACAGTTGCCATAAATTCAGCGATGATACTGCTTTGGCGTTTCTCTAATCTACCACTGTAAACCCAAGCACCAAACTTGGATAACCAACCTTGTAACCAGGCTTCTTGCTCTGTATCGAGTACAAGTCCATCAGAAATACTTTTTATACTCGACATGTGCGCAGCTCCATAACTTCTCTTTTGGTTTGCTCAAGTAGTTCGCTCTCGGTACCATGAATTTTTTGCCATGTTTTTGGCGCTGCATGAAATCCAGTATCGTAACTAGGCCGGTGATGAGGTGGACATAAAGGTAAAACATCTTTATGGCTAGCTCGCTGCGCCATTCCCTGCCCCGTTCTTACATGATGAATTTCCGCTGGTGATGGCCCATACCCCATATTTCGACAGCAAATACAGCCGAGTTCCGCTACATCTGATAGCCACTGTTTATCTTCTTTGGTCTTTGATTTTTTGGTCATTGGTCTTGCCTCTAGGTAAAATCTAATAGCTGAGCAGCCGCATTTTCAGCAGCTTCTTGGGTGGGAAACTTACGGAATAGAATGAAATTCCAAAGCACATCGAGTGTGGCTTTGTAGAGTTCGCCAAAGGCTAGGTCATCCATTTTGGCAAAGCTAATTGATTTAGCGACACGGCGTAAACTACCGTCTGGCATTTCGAAAGTTTCATAGTGGCCAGATTGTTCAACTACCCAGTAGCGAAAGGCATCAAAAGATTTGGTCGCTGAAATATTGTGAGCGCGTTTCTGTGCTATCTCATTTAGGTAAACATCTGCGGCTGACTGGAGGGCATCATCATTATCGGTGTAATAAGCGAGGAATTTAACGTAACCACGAACCAATTCTTTTTCTTCAGGCGAAATTGTGCCGCCGGTTGGTTCCCAGTATTCATATCCGAGGTTAAGTAATGCGAAGTATTTACGATGGAAACGTGGGTTGCGAGCTTTCTTGAAATCAGCCGAAAGCACATCACCACACTTGATTTTGGAATGCAAAAAAGCCCTTGCCGACGGATTAGCCGGTACAAGAGTGTCGTTAGACATTTTGATAAAGCTATGCTGTGCCATACGTTTCTCTCAGTAGACACAGCAAGTGTTTAGGATTGGGTGTTCAGGCCAATAAGTCTATTATACTTTTTACTTAAAAAAAACCACTAACTGCTTGTATTTATTATCATGTACATGAAGTTGCACTAAGAAATTTCCTCTTTCGTCATTAATTTGTACACTTCAGCTGTGAGATTTATCGTATTTTCTATACTCTTTAATAAATACAAAGAATTTTCACCTGTTAACTGTACTATCTTAAATTCTTCATTTTGGCTTTTACAAAGAAATACCAAATAATTAAGAGAGTCGTTTAAACTAAATCCTACTGAATGACTCAAATAGCCACATTTACCTAATGTGAACTCATCTATAACTACGGAGTTTTCATTATAAATATCCGTAAATAAATTCACATAGTACTGAGAATTATAAAGGTAAAAATAACTTTCATTAACCTCATTGAATTGAACGCAAAATTGTATATGGCTATCATTATTAGTCATATCAATTTTATTTATTTTTTCATTTGAAGATATTTTCTTTATTTCTGTCAATAATTTTTTAGCTGATAACAAGTGTTCGTGAATAACTAATAATGGATACTTAGATAACAGCCCTGCTTTTCTTCTTTTTTCACTATTACTATTAGCTAAGTCTGTCAGTTGAATATTTCTTTCTTGCTCATGGAGTTCTATCGAAATTTTAATGGATTTTTGTGCTGCTAGAAGAGATTCCTTAGCAACTTGCATGGATTCCTTAGTGTAATTTAATGACTTTTTTGTATATCTAATTGTTATAAAACTAACGAAAGCAGTAAAAAATAGAGATATTAATGCAATAGCAAGTCCCCAATCAATCCTGTTAATCCAACTGAAAATATCCATCTTGACCTCGAAAAGTATAATTTTTCTTATTTTATATTCAATTTCAACTCATGCCATCCTTTAGTTACCCAACACTCCGAACTACCACTAGGACAACACTCAGCCACCGGCAGCTGCTCATTACACTTTTTACAGCGCCTGTTATTTAGCTCTGAGATTAGCGACATCACGGAACAGTCATCAATTCGAATTAACATAGAAAGATATTCAGCGATATCATAGGGCTCTCTTCTTGGTCGACGTAATACGCAATTTCTTTGAAGCATTTCTAATTCCTGCTCATCAAGAAATAACTCTATTTTAGTAACACCTGATTCTTTTTGCCGCCTACGCTGTTCGGCTTTGCGCTCTGCTGCTGTTTTTGCCATTGGTCTTGCCTCTTTCCCATAAAACTAATTAGAAACACTTTAGCCATCAAAATTAAATTCAAATAAAAGAGAACCGTGCCTAGAATGGATAACAAAATTATCCCAACGTATTGCGTACCAAATTGGCGGGGTCATGTTCACCCTGTATATGGAAGAACCAACAGTATATGGCTTAATTAAGTCTTTAAAGCCAACGAGTAAATCCTTTAGTAAATCAGAATGTTTTGCAGCGACGCCAAGCTGAAAAAACCATTCTTCCATTATCTTAGTCATGTCATTTTCGCTAATTGGCTCTAACGAAACATGCCAATGCTCTATGGGATGTTTATCACTATGGCGAACAATCACTGACTGAACGGAGCTAAGTAAAGTCGTTTTATCTTCCACATAAGTACACTCATAATCAGGTGAGATATTCGGCGCCCAATTCAACGACTCAACAGCACACAAATAGCCATTAATTTTTTCAACATCCAGCAAAACAAGCTCTTTAGGCATCGGTTTTTGTTTCATTTTTCATCACTTTTATTTGATTTAGGTTTCACTATATACAATATATTCAGCCAATAACTAATTAACTATCCCGATATAAAATTTTATCCCTAATTTCCTTTAACGCTTGCTGACCAATCAGTCGATATTTACCCTCTTTATCGATGAGTTCAGATGTAGAAACCCCTCTTTTAGTTTGGCCTATTAACGGCTTGATTGGTGGGATTGGCTTGCCTTCCTGTATCTGGTTGTAATAAACTATCAGCTGCTTTTTGATGGATTCCCTAATCTCTTTATCCGACAAGTTATACTGCGTCATACGTCGCCTTGCCTCTGGCACAATCCAATACATAACCGCTGATTTCCAAGGGAATGCCTCAACGGATGGATATCGCCACTCCATGTTGCTGTAGCGCTTCATTTCAGCCATGACCTCACAAACTGAAGGTAGCCCCATAGCTTGCATCATTCCTTCGCGGCACCAGCTGATGAACTTTCCGCAGGATGGAAAAAAGTCGGATTCTTGCTGCCTAGCCACACTCATTCCTGCTTTCAATTGCTCAACGGATGTTATGCCATTCTCGATAAACGCCAGTACCCATTGCCGTTTAGTTGCTGAAATATCGTCTTGGTTTGAAAACACGGTATGCTTTGCCGCTGGGAAAATTTGCACTAAGTTATCAAACAGCATATCAACCAACTTTTCCGCATGTTCATTGATTCCAGCAGGTTTATTGATTGGCTGAATTAGGATCGATAATTTTTTGCTATCTCTGGTTTCAATTGCTGATAGGAGACTTTTCATAGTGTGTTCTCCCACGCTTCAGGACTATTCCAATGAGCTTGTGCAGGCAAACAATCTTCACCTTGTGGAATTTCAGCAAATTTTAATACCAGTTTGTCCCACTGCTTGCGAAGTGTACTTGGGCTAAGAATATTTTTGCACCAAAATGGGTCCTTATTGGCCCTATCAAACAACCGGCAAATCTGCCTATGCGTCCTGCCATCAATCGTGCGCATCAACCGTACCTCATTGGCCCATAACGCCCAGTTAGGTTCTTTCGGGGGTTTGATGTCGTCATCAGATTCGGATGCATGTTCGTAAAGCTCAGTCACCCGTTTGGATATCCACTGCGCACAAAGCAAATCATCCGATGTTCCCCATTGCCGTTTCTTTGCACTGAACACAACGGCATCAGGGTGGCGAGCCACAAACGAATTATCATTCGTGTTTTGGTCGGGTTGTGAAACAACCGGACAAGAAGGGTTTATATTCTCTGTAGTAATCTCTGTTGTAATCTCTGTAGGATCGAACTGCGGATTTGTTTCACCGCCACCGTCGAATTTGCCTTGTGGCGACTGTTCATTTTGTTGTTTCGCCAAATCCCCATTGTGACTTTCCCCGATTGCGCTTTGCGCATTTGGGAGATTATCAATAGGTTGCGTCATAATTTGGTCAAGTTGGTCACAATCTATACGGTAATATATTTTGTGTTCTAAACGCCTATCCGTTTCAATTAAAATCCCACGTTTAACGAGGTGCTTTCTGGCGGTGAGTTGCTCGCGATAGCTTAACCCAGTTTCGGCTGTAATATCCTCAGAGGACTTATAGACCCCTAATTCAGAATCCGTTTTATCCTGCCAATAAAATATCTGGCTAAAAAATATTACCGCATTGACGCTACCAAAGCGTTTAACTAGACCAGGGTAGTAAGCCACTGGCCGCCCAAAATCGAGCAACAAATCTGATGGTCTCATTTCACACCCCCAGCGCTTTGGCGATATCGCGGCAAGCGTTCTGGTACTGCTCAGGCGACAATTTCTTTAAAAGTAGCTTTTGTTTTTGTTGTTCGTATTGCTCCCCAATATTGAGCGCTATCGCCCTTCTACCCTCGAAAATATCTTCGATTTGTTTTCTGTCTGCTGGCTTTCCATTCAATAAAAAACCATTGCAGTAGGTAATCAATTCAGTCGTTCTTAGCATTGGTCTTGCCTCTTGAATTAGTGCACGCTGGTCGGGCGTGATATTGCATTGAGTGCGTTAACTGCATTATTTATTCGGTGTGACATGTCACGCCCCTCTAATAAAATTTCGGTCATAGCTTCTGCAAATCGCTGTATGGCCACTGATGCTAAATAGTTTTTAGTGTCGCCTCGCACTCGAGCTAACCTCGAAGCCGGCAACGCCATTTCAATCGCAGGCATCAGCTCTGCTAATTTTTTCATTGATGCGTTCGAATCGCCTCGCAACCAACGAAATATCTGCTGTCGGTTATTGTTAATCGCTTTCCAATCCGCTTGCCCTCGTTCATCTTCAATCACATGCAAGCGGCTCTGTGATTTGTCTCGTGTGATCTGCAAATACGCACGGCTTATCTCAATCGCCACGTGCTCTTGACCATGTTCTGTAGCCCAGCTCTCAATTTCGGAGCGGACAATATCGATATCAAAACTCATCTCTGCGTCTCCTGTCGCAAAATTGATTATGAATAATCAGTTTTTTTATCTGATAGCTGTAATACTGATGGCTCGTTGGGTAAGCCGTCGTATGGGTTTGGGTAAATGTCTGGTGCAACTTCATGGGGAGTTATATCCCATCCTAGGCATTCACATAAGCTCAAAACCTTTTGTGCTGGGACTCCATTTTTAAACCATAAATTAACCGTTTGTGGTTTTGTTCCTAATCGTCTCGCTATCTCTGACTGATTAGCTAGGTTATTAATTTTATTTTTTACAAGTGGTGTCATTTTCGTCTCCTTAAATAATTACAAGTTAATCTTACAATCAAACACACATTAATTTCAAGTTTTTCTTGAAGTGATAACTACAAGGAACTCTTGTAAGATGATTTATATGAAAAAGAATCCGAATGAAATTTCAGCCTCTAGAATCAACCAAGCCTTAACTGAGCGGGGTTGGTCGCAATCTGAGCTTGCTCGGCGTATTGGTGTTAGCCCTCAGTCTGTACAATTTTGGGTGAGTGGAAAAACAGCACCTCGAGGTAATAATTTAGCATCACTGTCTTCAATTACGGGCTATCCAGAACATTGGTTTTTTATGGATGATGCTGCAGCTGAATCAACAGAAAAACCAGTTTTCACTAGAATTTCGGCCGACTCTTATCTCGTTGAACATCTTGATATTGAAGCAAGTGCAGGACCAGGTATTATCACTAAAGGCGAATTTACTGAAACCATCCGTTCTATCGAATACTCTACAGATGAAGCCCTCAAGTTATTTGGTAATCGACCTAGCTCTAATATAAAAATGATCACTGTTGCTGGTGATAGCATGCATGACACTATCAGCCCTGGTGACCAAGTATTCATTGATATCCATATAAACTATTTTGATGGTGATGGTGTTTATGTATTTGTGTTTGGCCAGACACTGCATATCAAGCGATTACAAATGATTAAAAATGAATTAACTGTCATATCAGATAACACAAAATACCGTGATTGGCATATTGCCAAGGAAGATGAAGAACAGTTTCATATCGCAGGCAAAGTCCTTCTTAGCCAAACAAAAACCTACAAGCGTTACGCATAAATAAAAACCAAAAAATCAATATCGATTACAAGAAGTTAAGTCTTCTTGTAATTTTTTACGCCTACAATTACAAGTTTATTTTGTAAATAACACTTGATTAATTCAATTTAAACTTGTAGATTAAATTTCAAGACAAACAACACAGCAAGTGTTTAGTCAGGTGTTCAAACCAAATTTTTAGTAGTACCAGATAAGATTTTTAGACCAAAGCCAGAGGCAAGACCAGACAGCTCGGAAAGACGGGCATTGATCTACAGACGTAAAAAAACCCACCGAAGTGGGTTCCTTTACCTCGGGTCGCCGACCAAAGCTAACCGAGAGTTCTACTAGCGCGACCAAACGCTAGAAGAGGCAAGACCAATGATAAATCACTGATCACAGTTATTTTAAAGGAGCTGCTATGAAAGCACAACCTAAAACCCTAAGTGTCACCTTATACATTCATGCACAGAAGCAACCTGATGGTTCATATCAATTCAACGCCTATGCATTTAAGTCTGATGTGAAATCAGGACTAGGCTTCGTTATTGCTGAACACGTTACTGAAATTCCTTTTACAGAACCAACCAATGCAGAACTTGTTCAGTTAGAAATCAATTCACTCAAAGCTGAGCAAAGCAAAATTCTTGCTGATGCGCAGGTGAAATCAAGTTTACTGGAAGACCAAATCCAGATGCTTCTCTGTTTAGAAGGCAAACCCATTTCTAAAACTGACGAACAAATCCCTTATTAAGAGGCAAGACCAATGACAACTTTTATCTGTGTATTTGAGCCGACGACCGAGGCTCGAATCAATGGCGCTGTACCTTTAACAATTGCTTTCAATGCAGCTAATACCAAAATTGCGGCAGCAACAGCAATGATTAAACTATCAGAAGCTTACCCTGATTCTATGGATAACTTTAATATCGATGAGCCTATTATTTGTGAGGATGTTGTCGGTTCCCCTCGCCCTGCACTCGATCATTTCGATGAAAAATTTGCTGTTGAAAATGAATTTGACGGCGAAAAATGGCAACCCATTAAATATAAAGAATTTAAAAAGCTGGCCACTAAACCCCGCGTAGCTGCTTTACTGATGTTTGGTAAAACTCAAATTACTGATAATGAATACACTTCAACATTGAAATATCTCAATGAAAGTAAAGAAGCGCCAAAGATTCGACATATCGCCACTGGCCTTGCTGAAATCACCAAAGTTTCATTAATGGATGCTGAAGCCACGATGGAAATCGCGCAGGCGGTTTATGAGTATGCTGACGATAATGTCACTATCGAAGAAGCTAAGGCGCTTGGTGAAAGTTGGTTAACCGAGGAGCCTGAACTACCCCCCGTTGAAGATGAGCCTGTTCTTAAACGTGATTATGCCGCTCTTGACCTCGAAATTGCCCTCGCTCTCATGGACATTAAACCAAGCGATGCAAAAAGCGCAGATATTCGCAAAGCAAAAGAACTCATCAGCGCTGAAGATAAAGCATGGAAACGTTTATCTATGGATTTACGCACATTCCCTAACGTTCTAGATATCCCGCGCGAAAGTATCTTTGCACTAGTGACCGAAGCAAGAGAGAAACCAGAGCTATTTGATGATGCTAATGCCCGTAAAGCGTTTATTGATTCAAAACTTGGTACCAATAACCCCAAGGTAACCTCTCTCGGTAGTGGCCGTTTTGCAGTTGATAATTTAGATGCCAAGCCGGCTAATGATGAAACACCTGAGCAACCAGCTAAAGCAGAAAAACCAAAACGCACAAGCAAGAAAAAAGACACACCGGTTAAAGTAGAAAAAGAACCTGAGCCGGTTGTGATTGAGACACCTGTTATTTCTGCGCCAATTGCCAGTGAACAAGATGACTTTCAACAACGCGCAGTAGTAATTGATGAAGTGATCGATAGTAATAATGACCACCTCAATATTTGGAAACGAGTTCAGCGTACTGATGCTCGATTTACCAAACCGCTTGATGGGGTTGGTTATACCGGAACCAGTATTAACAGCACTTACATGTTTATGCGTGCGACTGAAATATTCGGCCCTATTGGTGAAGGCTGGGGTTATGAAATCATTGAAGAAAAAATGATTGATGGGAAACCCCTTGTCGAGCCTGTACTCGATGCCCACCATAAACAAGTCGCAATGAGATTCTTGCGCGATGGGGATGGAACATTACTCTTCGAACAAAACCACTCAATCAAGATCCGCTTTTGGTACATCATTGAGGGCGAAACTCGTGGCGAGTTTGAGAGCTATGGTGCCACACCTTATCGCTATCAAAGCAAGCAAGGAATAAGAACGGACAGTGAAGTGATAAAAAAATCACTCACTGATTCCATCAAAAAAGCACTTTCCATGCTGGGCTTTAGCTCTGACGTGTTTATGGGAATGCATGATAACCCTGAATATGTGGCGAGTAATAAGCTCGAGTATGAAATCAAAGCCGCCAGCGATAACGCTGAAGATGCGACCCGCATTCGCAAAGAGTTAGACGAGAAGTTCACGCGACACACTGAAACGATGCGCAGTGCAGTGACGCCAAACGAATTACGGGGTATCACATCCACCCTCACCCGTGAAATTTCAACGCATGCCAAGTTGGCCAAACAACGTGGCGATAGTGAATATGAAAAATATTTAAACGGCCGTTTGCGCCGGCTAAATGAAATTGAAAAAGAGTGTTTAGACCAACTGAAACAAAAAGAAGAGGCAATCTAATGACCAAGACAACTGCTATTGCAATGGCTGCTGACTACAGCAAATTACAACAACTCGTCGAAACAGGTGAATTCACCGCAGAAGATGTCGCCGATACCTTAGAAGGCATCGAGTGTGAATTAGGCGACAAACTGGATGCAATTATGCTTCATGCCCGTAATTTAGAGGGGCAAGCCAAAACACTGGATGAAGAATCAAAACGTTTGGCTGACCGTAAAAAGTCATTCGAAAATCAGGTTAAGAACCTAAAAAAATATGCATTAGATTGCTTATTAACATCAGGTAAAGACAAGTTAAAAACCACTAAAAACACATTTACCGCTCGCGCTGGTGTTGTGCGTGTCATCATCGATAACGAAGCAGCCTTGCCCGATGAATTGGTAGATGTTCAGACCATTACTGCCCCTGATAAAAAACGGATTAAAGAAGCGATTGAAAACGGTATTGAAATACCTGGTGCTCACTTAGAAGTCGGTGATCGCTCATTAATGGTTCGTTAATCAATATAGCGCCCAGCAATGGGCGCATATCAGGAGATATTTTTATGGCCATGAAATTAGAAGTCATCATTACTCACGATGAAACTAACAATAAATGCAGCGTTGAGTGGACCACTGCATCGACTCAACAAGTCACTCGCCAAGAAGAACAAACGCTATCACTGGTAAAAAAAGCGTTGTTACTTCAACTGGGTTACCCAACGGCACCGGCTGTTATCCATTAATGTGACATGTCACTAACGAGGCAAGACCAATGCTAAGACACGAGCACCAAAAAGACCAAGAAGTTAAAATCACCCTACCCGATGGCTCGCACGGGTTTGTTTCAACGGATAGGCGTTGCAAGGTTTCTTATGACTTCCCAGCGCATATCAAAATTGAAATACAGCCTACAGTAACCGCACAACAAAGGGTGGTCGGCAATCTAATTGATTAAGCATAATCAGTTTTATTCTGCATTTTTTCTTACTGTGGTGGTTTATTCAAAACCAATGGATAACCACCATGAAACAACCACAATTAACCCCTTGGGCACCCGAGGAACAATTATTAACTGAGTTTGATATTAAGTTAGGCAAATTAGCTGCCAGTGTAAAAAACAGACCATGTACTGAAGCTGATATCAAGCATGCCTGCAACATTGCTGACCAACTTATTTTATTAATGATGAGGCAAGACCAAGATGAGACAAAATATCACAGAAGGCTATGATTTATTTCCCCGCGACATTAAGCAAGCGGATATAGGAGGAAGTTATGTTATATGAATGTTTGCCTATTTCCGCGTACTGCAATATGTACGGAGAAACACCAGAGTCCATTAATAAGCGCATACAGCGGCAATATTGGATAGTCGGTGTACATGTTTTAAAAGTTGAAGGTTCAAAAGAACGTTGGATTGATATTGCTGAGGTGAACAAGTGGGCGCGAAAAAACAAACAGGCTACGCACTACCACGAGGGGTGACGGTTCGTAACAACAAAACCAGCCAAACTATTGTTATCACGTTTACTTATAGAGGGGCGCTCTGTAGAGAGCCTCTCTCTAGACTAACCGTCGATAATAAAAATATTAAATACGCTGAAAGGCTACTCGCTGAAATTCAAAATAACATTGAAAAAGGCACGTTTAATTACGCTAAATATTTTCCTAGCTCTAAAAAGCTAATGCTTTTTGGCGTTAATAATCGAGAGAAAAGAGTGATTGATTATTTAGAGGAATATTTAGTTATTTGTGAAACTAGAAATTTATCACCATCAACGATTGGCGGTTATAAAAAATGCAAAAGCGCCCTGTCAGACTTGCACCAATTACATGTTTCATCACTCACACCGGCAATCCTAAAAAACTGGATACAAAAACAAACGACAGTATTAAAAACAATCCGTAATCAGCTCTCTTTCTTGCGTAGCTCGCTAGATGAAGCCATTACCGATGGGATTGTGTCAATTAACCCAGTAAGCCTTGTATCCGCTTCAAGATATCAATCAAATAACAGTAACAATGAAAGCAGTTATATTGTTGACCCATTGTCACCTAAAGAAGTCTCTGCCCTACTCGCTGCGGCAAGATATGAACAATGGAAAAACTTATTCCAGTTCGCCATTAATACTGGCTTAAGAAGCTCTGAATTATGTTCATTGGGATGGAGTGATATAGATTTCATAGAAAACACTGCACACGTGCAATCCGCCAGCGTCGTCGGTGTTATTAAGAAAACCAAAACTAAGGCTGGTACTAGAAAGGTTGAGTTGAATAGTGAAGCCCTGAACGCCCTAAATGACCAAAAACAATTCACGTTCATGAAAGATAGTGTAATTTTCGAAGACCCGAAAACAAATAAGGCCTGGGCAGGCGCTGATGCGATCAGAAAAAAAGCATGGGTACCAACTCTGAAAAAGGCTGGTATCCGATACCGCAATCCTTACCAAACGAGACATACCTTTGCCACTAGGCATATAAGCCAAGGTGCTAACCTTTTTTGGCTAGCAGGACAAATGGGACATAAAGGGCCTGAAATGCTGTTTAGGCATTATGGAGGGTATCTTAAGGAGTATGATGGGAGTACAGTAAATAATACTGCTTGCTTTTAAGCTAACAATTACAACATTTACACATAAAAAATTCCTATTAAAAAGAATCACTTTTAACAACATCAACTTATAAACAGACTTATGCTTTATCGTAGGTAATCATAGTCATATATTTAGCTTGAAATGATAGACGCCATTGCAAAGGTTCGCTATTATTAAATGGCTCTTTAGCGTTAGACATTTTTGTCTAGTCGGGCGCTTAGCCAGACTCTAACTTATTGAACAGGTTTATGATTGCGATACAGAATTCATCGCGTCATAAACAGACCTCCGATGACGTCGGTTCATTTATGACGCGATGAATTCTGTATCGCGGCTTCTAGTAAAGAGTAACAATAGGGGAGGAGTTCCTCCTCCCCTTTTTTTATGAGTAATATCATGACAATAGTGAAATATTTATCCGAAAAAACTGGGACTGAAATACAAGAACTGAATAAATTAATATCCCAAGCCCCTCGCATGTATAAAGTATATAAAATCCCCAAAAGAAGTCTCGGATTTCGAGTAATCGCACAACCAGCAAAAAGTATAAAAAAACTTCAGCGATTCGCAGTTGAAATACTTGAAACAATTCTCCCTGTTCATGAAAGTGCTATGGCATATCAAAAAGATAAAGATATTAAGAAAAATGCGTTATTACATGTCAAAAATAATTACATATTAAAAATGGATTTTGAAGATTTTTTTAACAGCATAAACCCAGAACTTTTCATTAAAAGCTTAAAAAAAGATAAAATACTTATAAGCAAAATAGACTTAAATCATCTAACTAAGCTCCTTTTTTGGAACCCGAGTAAGAGAAAGAATGGAAAGCTCATTCTCAGTGTCGGTGCGCCATCATCACCATTAATTTCTAACTATATTATGTATAGATTTGATTGTGATATAGAAGAATACTGCCAGTTAAAAAATATTACATATAGTAGGTATGCAGATGATATGACTTTTTCTACCAAAGAGAAGGATCGTTTATTTGAAATTCCTGGGTTTGTAAAAAAAACGTTAAAAAAACAATCTTACAAAAAAATAAGTATAAAACAATCCAAAACTATTTTTAGCTCAAAAGCTCATAACCGACATGTTACTGGTGTTACCTTAAATAACCAAGGTAACCTATCTATAGGTCGAGCACGAAAACGAATGCTGTCATCGTTTATATATAAAGCCTGTAAAAATGAACTTAACCAGGAGGAGCTATTATCTCTAGTAGGTCAACTAGGACAGGCATTTTATATCGATAAAATTTTTAAAAAATCAATGGAACGTAAATATGGTCTGTTGACTATAAAATCTATATTAGGTGGAAATAATGAAAAAATATAGGTCAATTAAAGTATTACAAAAAGATGCACTTGTAAAAAACAGTATAAAATCACAATACCAGCTTTATTCTTATTATAAACATGGTGATTTTGTTGAAAAAGACCAAAATGAAGCAGATAGATATTTACGCATGCTTGATAATAATTTTCAGACAGTAAAGTTTTATTTAAAGAAAATTAGATTGATAAATTTCAGAGGGTTTTCTAATTTATCAATCGATTTATCGACAGACTCCGTAATTATTGCAGCAAATAATGGGTATGGTAAAACAGGTATTTTAGAGTCAATTTATAACTGCCTTACTTGGTTAATAAAAAACTTCAAAGCGTCTGGTGCTAATGGAAACTCAATAAAGATAGAGGACATTAGAGCACAAGAAGGTGTAGAGTCAGCAACCGTAATACTTGATGTAAGCTTAATGCAAGATAATGTTGAAAATTCCACTTATTCTATTAATTTAAGCAAAACAAATTCTGATGCAGAAGAAAAGCAAGATAGTTCCTATCTAGAATTTAGATCCTTAGCTGATCTATATAGAGAATTAGGAAGTTTAGGTCATAGCATTCCTGTATTCGCTTTCTACTCAGTAGAAAGAGGCAATACAATCAGAAAAAATGACTTTAAAAAATCATCTGATTATTCTAATATAGATTTCGGTTCTAATGACTATGCTTTAAATATTTCAAATAGCCCAAAATTTGAAGCTTTTTTGGCGTGGATTTTGAGTGAAAAAACAAAAAAGGCAATGAAGTACTTCACCAATAGTAAAACACGGGAACTAGAAAAAAACATTAATACATTAGCGGTCCTTGAAAGCCTAAAATCAGAGGATCCAGCAATTGAAATTATAATTAATGACTTGAAAAAATCCATAAACAAAGCCAAACCCAACACTAATTATAATGAAGAAAATGAGTTTACAGAAAAAGTGAACATGGTATTTTCTGCAATCTATACGTTCATGCCCGAAGTGAAAAATTTCACATTTGAATATGATGAAAAAATAAATCCATTGAGTTATTCTGCTTAAAAAATGATTGTAAAATAAGTGTTTCGCAATTATCTCAAGGTGAGAAAACAATGCTCTCCCTTGTTTGTGATATATCATTGAGGCTGATCTCTGCTAATTATAGAAGCAGTGATCCATTCAATGGAAATGGAGTAGTCATAATTGATGAAATTGATTTACACTTACATCCAATATGGCAACAGACTATTCTGTTAAGGCTTCAAGCAACATTCAAAAATATTCAGTTTATTATAAGTACGCATAGTTCAAATGTATTAAGCACCGTAAGTAATGAATGTATTAGACGAATTATAGAGTCCGATAATAAATTAAGTGGTAATTATGATATTGAAATACCTTATTTTTCACTAGGTGCCGAGGCTTCAGCATTACAAGAAAACATACAAGGTGTTCCAGCGAGACCTGAAAGTGTTGATATAGTTAAAAAACTTTTGAACTATAAAGAAATGATTTCTAATGATATGTGGGATTCCGCTGAAGCTGAAGAACTTTTTACTGAACTTTGTGAATGGGCTGAAGGACGAGATCCTATAATAACTAAATTACGCCTTGATGTATCTCTCAGAAAAAAAGGAGAAATAAAAGTGAGAGGTTTTAGAAAAAAAGTAATGATAATGAAGTTTTATTGAACTACTTACTTGACCACCCAGAAGCTAAATGGAAGGATGACTTTAGAGATAATGTAGCACCTAGTGATTTAAGTACTATTTACGATGAAATTTACAAAGATCAGAAAGGAATTTGTGCTTACTGTGAAATAACTCTTAGATGGCCTACAGAGGAATTTACTGATGATTTCAGAGTTGAACACTTCCACCCTGAAAATTGTGGAGATAACAATAACCATAATTACTCTCTTGACTGGTTAAATCTTTTAGGATGCTGCCATGGAGGAACTTCTAAGACATCAAAAAGTTATAATACTTCTTATTCTGGGAAAAAAATCATAGCTGTGACGTACCCAAAGAAAATAAAATACTTGATGATATTATTTTAA